TTGGCAACGAGCTTGCAAAGACGGCCCAGAAAACAGGCCTCACGGTGGAGGAACTTCAGAAGTTCCGCTACGCCGCAGACCTCTCGGATGTGTCCACGGAACAACTCAACATCGGCGTGCAGCTCCTGTCACGAAACATGGAGAACGCCGCGAAAGGCACCGGCTCACAGGCTGATGCCTTTCGTGCTTTGGGGGTTTCAGTCAAGGAGGGTGACGGCTCCCTGCGTGGCACGAGTGAAACACTCCTGGATCTTGCGGAAGCATTTTCCAGGATGCCTGATGGTCCCCAGAAGGCCGCGCGGGCGATGGAGATATTCGGCAAGTCAGGCACCGCTTTAATACCGTTCCTCAATGAAGGCCGCGCAGGCCTGGATGCGTTGATGAGTGAAGCGGAGGCCTTCGGCATTGTCATTTCAGGGGAGACGGCTGCAGCATCCGAGGAATTCCTGGATACCATCACACGGCTGCAGTACATCCTGGGCGGCCTGAAGAACGTGCTGGGCTCGGCCCTCATACCAATATTTCAGGCCTTTGGCGATGAACTAAAAACTCTGCTGACCAGCAATCGTGAACTGCTCAAACAGCGCGTGCAGGCCTGGGCTCAGGGCATCGCCACAACGCTGAAGTCACTCTGGTCCATCATGCGCACAGGCTTTTCTATCATTGACAGGCTGGTCGGTCTGCTTGGTGGATGGGAGCGCGTGTTGAAGCTCGTCGGCGCGGCTCTCCTGGTCTTTGGCGGGGTGAAGGTGCTGGCCATTATCGGTGGCCTCAGCAAGGCAATCTGGACGCTTGGCCTTGAATTCAAAGCCATGGGCATCAAGGCGCTTGCGGCTCAGGCGATGGCCCTGGCAATCCCCATTGCGATCGGCGCTGCAGTCGTTGCCATTGGTCTACTTATTGAGGACGTGATCACCTTCTTTGAGGGTGGCGAGAGCATGTTCGGCAAATTCCTGAAAACGATTCAGGATAACCTGGACTGGCTCAAGACGGCGTTCGTTGACGTGGGCACGACCATCATTGAGTTCTGGCTTACGCCGCTACGCACCGTGATTGAGTATCTTGATAAGGTGTTCATGACCTTCTCGGGATTCTCGGGCCTCAATGCGCTTGGCATCAAGACCGGCGAGGAAGGAAAGAAGCAGCGCGGCGAGGGCATAAAGAAGGGTCTGGGCGCTGCGTTTGATTTCGCCACAAGCCCGATTCGTGATCTCAACCTGGATGAGAAGGGCGTCATGATGAAGCCCGCTGCCAAGCCCGTGACCGCCAGCCCTGAAACCCAACGGGCTCTTGCAGCGAACGCAGGCAAGTCCGGTGCTGCTCCTGTGACGATTACCAACGACATCAAGATCAACGCCAACGGCTTGAGCGAGGAAGCCGCCAAGGCTGTTATCAGCCAGGAGCTGCAGAAGTCGCAGAAGAACATGCTTCAGCAGGCTGGCCGCAACTCACTTCGTCGCAACGTGGAGTAACCATGGCAGGACCTACGGAATTCATTCTGGGCATAGAGAAGAGGCTGACACGCATTGACAGCCTTGTCGTTGACGTTACGGAGTTCATTGACACGACATTGACATCCACAATTACGCGCTGGCCCGTGGAGCGCAGTGACAACCTTAGCTCCTCCATCTCCGACAACATTCAATTGGAGCCGGTGTCATTTTCCATGACAGGCTTTATCAGCAACGCTCCGCTGGGCGGCCTTGAGGGCGCTTTGCAATCCGTGGCTCAGGGTGTGCTGGCAGGAACAGCGGGCCGCATCGCGCAGAACAGTCGCCTTGGGGGTAACAGTCTCATAGGAACAGGCCTTGGCGCTGCAGTCGGCGCGAGTGTTGGCGGTGCGCTTGGCAGTTACCTGCGTGGCGCTGGCGACCAGACCTACGCTCAGAAGGCCATGCTCGCGCTTGTGAAGGCCTATCGTGCCCGCAAGCCGTTTACGATTCGCACGTATTTCTTTCCGCAGGGCAGCGACCAGAATATCTACACGAACATGGTCATCACGAGCCTGAACTTTCCGCAATCCGTGGAGACGGGTGACGGCCTGCCTTTCACGATGTCCTGTGAGCAAATTGATGTCGTGGATCTGCAGCTTGTCTCTGTCTCGGGTGATCAGATCAAAGGCTTCAGCGCAGCCAACGGCGCTCCCAAGAAAGCGGACCTCGGCACGCAGGGGACCAAGCCGCCAACGGCCCAGACTCAGGCCCGTACGAGTTTCGCCGTTGATATCAAGAATGCGCTGGGAGGATTTCTCTAATGGCACTTCTTCAACTTCCGGTGCGAAACGATTACCCGGCCTATGAGTTTCAGATCTCACTGGACGGGCGTGTGTTCTTCCTGGCCTTCCGCTTCAACACGAGGGCCAACCGCTGGATCATGGACATCCTGAACGAGAGCCGGACGCAATTGTTGATGGGCATACCGCTGCTCACCGGCCTTCCGCTCGTGCAGGCGTACAAGCGCGAGTCACTTCCGGGCGGTGCGTTCTACTGCGTGGACCTTACTGGAGCCAACAGGAATCCTGATCGTGAAACTTTAGGGGTTGATGTTCTGTTGATTTATGAGGAAGCAGGGGGGTAAGCGTGGCGACGAATTCAATATTACCAAGCGTGGTTCAGGGATCGCAACCCCTCTTTTTGAGGACGGCCAGCCTTACCCTAATAAATCTTCGGACGGCGCAGCGCCTGGACATCCAAAAGCTCCGGTTCACATTCAGCTTTGAGCGGTCTGTTGAGAGTACGCCCAACCAGGGCAAGCTCCAGATTTATAACCTGTCGGAGCGCAGCCGAAACTTCTGCAACATCCCCCCGGAAGCCAAGGGAGCGCCAACGCGCAAGGGTCTGTTCGTGGAGCTGCAGGCTGGATACCAGGGTCTTGTGCGGACCATCCTCACGGGCAACGCCACGGGTGGCAGTGAGTATCTTGCGCCGGACTGGGTGACGAACCTGGAGATCCTGGACGGTGAGGCTGCGCTCAGGCAATCCACCTTTCAAAGGAGCTACCCCGCTGGCTTCTCAGTGAATCGCATTATCCAGGACGTGGTCCAATCGTTTGGATTGCCCGTGGGCTATGTGAAGCCGGTTATCACGGCGGACGTGGTGTCCTTCGGCCAGACCTTCAACACGTCCAACCGCAAGGTGTTGGATGACTTCGCCGCCAAGTACAAGTTTCGCTGGAACGTGCAGAACGGTGCCATCAACCTGTTTGACCGCGACACGGGCCTTTTGCAGCCAGCCGTACAGCTCACGCCGCGCACGGGTTTGATCGGCAGCCCTATCAGAACTGACAAGGGCATCAACTTCAAATGTCTGCTGATCCCGCTGATTGTTCCAGGTGGCAAGGTTCGCCTCGAGCAAAATACGGTCTATACGGGTGAACTCCTGGTTCAAAAGATTGTCTACACAGGTGACACCCATGGCTCGGATTGGACGCTGGACGTGGAGGCCACAATCATATGAGAGATCCAGGAACAACCCCGCAGATGGTCGAGATTATCCAGGAGATGATCGAGGACCGTCTGTTTGATTTGAACACGGCCTTCCCTGGCACCATCAAGGCCGTTGATAAACAGCGCGGCCTTGTGGACGTTCAGAGCGATTGGAAGCGCCAGTACGTGGACCAGGACGAGCCAGTGGACCCGCCTGTGATCCGTGGTGTCAAGCTTTGGCGATATCGCGCGGGCACGGCACGCATGAACATGCCGGTCAAGGTCGGCGATCGCGTGCTCGTTATTTGCTGCCAGCGGAGCCTTGAGAAGTGGAAGCGCAACGGCACGCTGGACACTCCAGGCTCCAGCGCAATTCATGACCTGAATGGAGCCGTGGCCATCCCAGGCATGTATCCGACCAATGAGGAATTCCCGCTTGAGGACAACCTGCTCCTGCAATTCGGGAGTGTGATTGTCACGCTCATCGAGGACAGCGAGTTTCGGATGCAGGTTGAAAAGGCCACGTTCAAGGGCGACAAGGACGGCAAGTTTCAGCTTGGCAACGGTGCCGTTGAACTCATCGACATCCTGATACAAGGCCTGGAACAGCTCAAGGCGGTGGGTGAGGCCATGCTTACGGTGACATTCCCAACGTCACTCGGGCCCACGGGCACCGTGATTGATCCAAGCCCGTGGCAACAGATCGTCCAGACGACGACGCAATTGATTGAAAAACTCACTCAACTGAAGGCGTAAACGGATGGCTCTGGGAAGTGAGACAGATTGGAAAGAAGCCTTTGCCGACATGCCAACGGTCGGCGACACAAGCTGGAAAGGGAACCTAGCCAATGTCATTGACTCGCTGGTTACGAACAAGCTTTCAAGCCCTGGCCTCCTTGGTCCAACGGGCCAGCCCGCCGCCGTTTTCACGTTCGGCAAGTCAGCCTTCCAGGGCGCTCTTTCCAACGCTAATGCGGCCAACCTATCTGCGGCGATTCAAGCGGGAATCACGGCGTCCACTGTTACCGTTGCACCGGGGTCCTACGTTGGAACAGATACTCCAGCAACCAAGTTTTCCGCCGTCACGACTGCAGCCCTTGACGTACCCTCCATCGCCCTCGCATCGGCCAAGGTTCTTGAGGTGGCTGGGAAGACTCCGCAGGCCGATGCCCTGGATAGCGAGGTGCCGGGAATTTTTCGGCAGGCGTTCCTTCTTTTGACACTGACAACATCAGGATTGAACAGCGTAGCGCCGACACCGGCGACTCTAATTGATGCAGCGAGGGCCATGGGATGAACATAAAGATCAATGACGCCACGGGTGAGATTGAGCTTCTGAATAACAACTGGAACATGATCAGCGGCGTTGAGGAGATAGCACAGATCATGAAGCAGAACCTGCAGACCGTGCTGGGCGAGGTGTTCCTGGATACCAACCTGGGCGTGCCGTGGTTTGATGAGATCTTTGAGAAAGGCCAGACCCAAAAGAACATCGACAGCATTCTGATTGACGAGATAACCCGGACGCCTGGGTTTATCAGCCTTGTCCGTTTCGAGACCACGTATAACGCCCGCGAACGCTTCATTGAGATTGATTTTGAAGCGTACACGGTGGAAGGTATTCTTGACTTCAGCGACATCATTACTGCAGGGGGAGCGTAAGCCATGACGTTTGGCGTAACACCGGAAGGACTTGTCATCAAGCGGCTCGCGGACATTCGTGACGAAATGAATGAGGACGCGCGTGGCGTCTATGGCAATGCCGTTGACCTTGATGTGCGGCGTCCGCTTGGGCAGTTCATCACGATCCAGGCCGAGCGCATAGCCCAGGTATGGGAACTCCTGGAGCAGCTTAACAACAGCTTCAGCCCGCGCAACGCTGAGGGAAAGCAGTTTGATGAGGTCGCAGCATACACCGGCCTGCAACGACGCGAGGCCACGTTCTCAACGGTGGGAGTTGTGCTCTCAGGCACGCAAGGCACCATCATACCAGCGGGCACAAGGGCCAGCGTTCAGAACAGCCCTGAGGCTATTTTTGCAACGGACGCGGCCTATACGATCGGTGCCGGAACAAATGAGGTGCAGGAGATCACCTTTGATGTGGAGCCGGTGTCAGGAAACTTTACGCTGATCTTCAACGGCCAGTCCACGTCAGCCATTGCCTGGAACGCCAACGCAGCGGCTGTCAAGGCGGCCCTGGAGGCTCTTGGCAACGTTGATGAGGTAAACGTCTCGGGGGATTTCTACAGTGGATTCACAATTGAGTTTGACGGCGACGACGCGGAACAGCCACAGCCGCTCCTGGTCGTCGGTGCCAACACGCTATCAAGTGATGGTGTTGCTGTTGGCGATGTGGTTATATCTGCGGCTCAGGTCATTCCGGGTGAACTCCCCAACGTCTCAGGAACAATGACGGCTCTGGACAGCGGACCCGTGCCTGCTCCATCAGGAAGCCTTATCGTCCTTGAGGACAGCGTTACGGGCTGGGACGCCGTGACCAATCCGCTGGACGCTGAGCAGGGAGACGCGGAGGAAAGTGACCCTGACTTCAAGATACGCCGCGCTCGTCAGATCGCTGCAAGCGGGCGCTGCACGCCGAACGCGATTCGGGCCCGTATGCTGGAGGTGCCGGACGTGGAGAGTTGTTCCGTTTACGTGAACAATGAAAACACCACGGTGGATGGCCTGCCTCCGAAGTCTGTTCGCATAGTGCTCGTGGGGGGTGAGCCTGAAGCCATTGCCCGCCAAGCCTTTGACAACGTGGCGGCTGGCATCAAGACCTTCGGCAATGAGCTTTATAACCTCACGGATGACAGTGGATTCCTGCAGCCGGTGCGCTGGGATGAGGCCACGGAGATCCCTATCTATGTTGAGATTGACCTTACAACCACGGACGACTTTCCGCTTGATGGTGAGGATCAAATCATTGCCAACATCCTGGCGTTCGGTGAGGCGCTGGGCACGGGTGATGACGTTATCGTGCTGCCCTACCTGCTTTGCACGGTGGACGTGGCTGGCATAACTGATGTCGTCATTCGTGTGGGAACCTCGCCTGGGCCTACGCTTGATAACAACATCACGATTGCCCAGGACGAATTGGCGAAGTTTGATAGCTCCCGCATAACCATCAACATCGTGAGCTGAACCCATGGCAGATGATCCAATCGTAAGGATAACGGACCACGCGCAACAGGCCATAGAACGCCTGTCGGGCCAGTATCGTGAGAAGAACACCTTAGAGGGAACCGTCTCGCTTTTGGCAAGGCAGGTGCAGGATCTTGAGGATACGGTCTTTGACATTCTTGAGCAGCGCAAGCTGGCAGAGGCTACAGGCGTCTGGCTTGATGCCCTCGGGGAGATCGCTGACCAGCCGCGTCAGGGGTTTGACGATGACCTTTATCGCATCCTGATTTATGTGAAGATCATTGAGAACCTTAGTCAGGGTGAGCCCGCCGCGATCATTTCAGCGTTCCGTCTGATTATGGGCGCTGGGTCGGTGCAGTACGTGAACCTGGGTGGAGCCAACGTCATGCTTTATGCGGACGGTGAGCTTCCCCCTGTTTCGGGGAGCTTCCTCTACAATCAACTGCAACGTGTGGTGGCGGCTGGGGTCAAGATCGTGGCCTTGACCACGGGTGAAGGCACGGACGCGAACGATCAATTTGCGCTGGGCGGTGTGCTTACCGGCGATCCAGCCGTGGGCAAGGGCCTTGGCAGTGAGGATGGAACAACGATAGGTGGTTACTTCGCCAGCATCATAACCAACATATAGCGGGAGTTTTTCATGCCAATTTTCGTGACTGAGGACAGGCCATCCGTATTTTCAAACTGGGGAGACGGCGGTGATTCAGGGAAGATCATTCAACCTGATACCTCCCTTGAAACCAGCATGTATGACCCGACGAATTTCCCCGCTGCAGAGCACATCAACTTTCAGTTCTACAACACGCAGCGATGGATAAAGAACCTGGACGACCGGGCTCCCCGGATTCAGGAGTACAACTATTTCATCGGTGACTTCTCGGGCGCTGACTATGCGGACCTTGCTACGTGCCTCGCGGCGATCAGTGCCGGTGCCCGCATCCTTTTCGTGGGCAGCAACTCCAACCTGTTCTTGAATGCAACGATTACCATACCGTTCAAGGTGGAAATTGACTTCCTGTTTACGACTTTCTACAAGTCCAACTTTGCGCTGACACGAGCTATTATCGTCAACGGTGACGATGTAATTCTGCGCGGTGCTGGCTTCTCTTCCGGGTGGAGCGGGGGTTCCGACGCCTGCATTGAGATCAATGGGGACCGCTGCAGGATTGAGAACTGTCTCTTTGACGAGAACGTGGACGCCTGCTTTGATGAAACCGGCGTTGCGGCTGACCAGTATCCAATCCTGCTTAACAACACGGTGGAGTATTTCTAATGCCGAGCATCATCAATAGAATCCGATCCAGCATCCTTGAGTTTGGGCGCGGTGCAAATGAGGAACTGGACTTCCTGTTTCGCTCAAACCTCAGTGACCCCGTGGGCTTCCGCCGTGAGGTATCATCCAATGAATTGAAGATGCGCTCAGGTGGTCGCTCCACGTTCCGCCGCATCGAGAAGCTTACCGCCACGGCCACGGGCCCGACGACGGTTAACCTTGCAGCCACGGACCACAACAAGATCTATCTCTGTGACCTGACTTCAGGTGCCATAACCTTCAACCTGCCTGCGCCTGCGGACGGCCTCATTTTTCACTTCAAGGACTTCACCGGCAACGCCTCCACGAACAACATAACGCTGGCCCGCAACGCCTCTGAAAAGATTGAAAATGCAACGGCGTCCTTTGTCGTTGACCAAGCCTATGCAGCCGTCTCCATCTACAGCAACGGCACGGACTGGTTTATCATTGGGAAGTCCCTCGGATATCTCAGTGGAACGGCAACGGCGGCCTTCTCAACGGCTACGGGTTCAGCCACGATCAACAGCTCGGTGAGGACGATCACATGGCAGCGACACGGCAAGATCGTTTACCTGGGCGGGCGGCTGGACGTGTCCTCCATCTCATCGCCGACTGGGTATCTACGTATCACGGGTCTGCCCTACAGCGCGGCCATAGACACAGCAATCAGCGTTGCTCCGGTCGTGGGTCGAAGCTTTGACAGCCAGACGCAGAACATCTACGCGAAGATCCTGGCCAGCACGAACTACATAACGGTCGAGGAATTTGAGGACGGTGATGCAGTCAACGGAAGCGCAATCCTGAACGCCTCGTCCTCCTTCATCATTGGCGGCTGCTACATCGCCAGCTAAGGGGGTTTTTCATGAACTGGTTGCGCGTGGGTGACGGGGACATTGTTCTGGCCATTGCGATTATCGTGATCGCATGGGCCTTCGTGTATTTCTTCAACAAATCCATGAAGGGTGAATAGCCGTGACACTCATTGACTGGCCTTATGTTCGCCGTGTGCTTTCGCCAAGTGAGGTTCCCACGAGGAACCCGCTTCTTATGGCCATCTTTCGCGTGGAGTCCAGCCTGGACCCCAATGCCGTGCGCTATGAGAAGGACTTTATCTATGTGTGGAACGTGCGTGAGAACGCCAAGCAACTCGGCATTACCGCCGCCACAGAGGAAGTCCTGCAGAAGCATAGCTGGGGGTTGGGCCAGATCATGGGTGGGACAGCGCGTTGGCTAGGGTATCACGGGCCGCTGACAGGCCTGCTTGATCCTGAAGTCAACGTGCGCTTCTGCGAGCTTTACGTGAACCATCTGCTTGAGAAGTACAACGGCAATCAGGCAAGAGCCCTTGCGGCGTACAACATGGGCAACATCAAGAGCTGCAAGGACACGCAATGCTCCAACGTGGATTACGTGCAAAAGGTCAAAGCTGAGATGCACAACATGAGCAAGGTTGATTGGAATTTCTTTACGGGGGTTGGTTGATATGGGTCTTATCGTTATCGGCGGCGAGAATCAGGGCCCTCCTGGCCCGCAAGGGCCACAGGGACCCGCTGGTGCGGCTGGCGCTGCAGGGGAGCCTGGAGAGCGCGGGAGCACCATTCAATTGGGTGCTGATCCTGAGGAAGTGACTGGAGCATTGGCCGGTGATCTTTTCATTCTGGAAACCAACGGCTTGCTTTATCAGTATGACGGCTCACAGTGGGTCAACACCACGATTCATGTGAAGGGCAGCCGCTGGTATGCGTCCGGCACAGAGCCCGCTGATCTCGTGCCAGGGGATGTTATCTATGATGACGTGGGCTTCCTGCAGATCTATTTAGGAGAGGCAGGCTTTGAAGGGATAGGCCGCATCTCACCGGCCAAGTGGTATTTTGGAACTGATCCAAACACTGATGTTGCCGTTGCGCTTGACGGTGATCTCTTCGTGGTCGTCGCCAACGGAGACGTGTTCCAGTATTCCACTGATAACGGCTGGGCTGGTTATCCAGATACACCGATCTTTAATCTCAAGGGCCCGCAAGGCGATCCAGGAGAGGCAGGCTCGACGGGTCCACAAGGTCCTGCAGGAGCAAATGGAACTGATGCAACTGGTCCTGATGGTGGCACCACAAGGCAGGTGCTTGCCAAGACCTCAAATGCTGATGGTGACTATGATTGGTTTGATAATGATTACGTATTCAGCGGATCTGCGGGTCTTCGACTTCGACCTGCTGACGGGTCATTTTATCTCAAAAGTATTTATATCGACGATGGCCGCTATTCAACCCCGCCGCCTGATGGAAATGTCGATTTAACTTTGAGTCGAACCAACCCGGCAGCTCCTTTCTATGGGACGGCTGCGTTGAATTTCATGATAGGCGGGTATGAGCATAGGATCGGCGGTTCCACTTCAGAATCAGGAGTGATGGGAGGCCGCACGAACAAAATAGAAGGCGGCCAACGCAATTTTATTATGGGTGGTGATAATAACACCATAACTGGCGGTAACGGCAATTACCTGTTTGGATGCATTCAAGGTATCGTTGCCGGATCAAGCGCATCAAGCACAGTTATGTTTACTGCGCAGAACATCGACTTGAATAGCGTTTCTGGCTGTACAGTGCTGCCGGGAAGTAACCGTGGTCGTCTTGAGGAACAGAATTCAATTGTTGCAGGATCACCGGCGAACTTTTCAAACCTTTTCACCTCGCAGCCGTATGCGTGGTGGTTCAAGATATCAAAGACACGGGCCAGCCTCTACATAGGGCGGTACGTTAATTTCACGCCTGATGGAACGACAGTCAATGAAGAGAATACCGTCTGGTTTCAGACAACCAACTCCGGCGCTCAATCAAACGCTATAGGGTTTAGAGCTGGCACGGGCATGACGACGAAAATCAGGTTGATCATGCCGAATGCAACGCCTGGGGTTGGTCAGGAATTGCGGGTTGCTTCACAGTCTCTAACGAGCGGGATCTATGAAACCACAATGGAATACAGATACAGCCATGAGGAGGTTGTAACTGATTTAGCCGCTGGTACGACGATTGACTGGAACAAAGCAGTCCACAAGTCTCTTGCCATAACCGCTGACAGGACAGTCACCTTTAGCAACGCAGCGGAAGGCAAGACAATCCGCGTGTTCCTAAAGAAATCCGGTGGCGGCGCTGATCCAGTGATCACATTCCCAACCAGCATATTCAACATGGGATCATCGAATACCGTTACGCTTGAAAGCGATAAGCTGACGATGCTGGAGTTTACACAGGTTGGCTCTGACATCCTTCTCGTGTCAAAGATTCAAGCTGGCAACACTTAACCTTTGGGGGATTGTAATGTCAATGCAGGTGAAAGCTGGGTCAGTCATTCCCCTTTGGGTGGCGATCGACGACGGCTCGGAGGACTTGGTAATCTACGCGCGGGTGACTTCACGCGATCCATTCACGGTTCACGCTGAAGCGGCTGCATTGGACTTCATCGAATACTCTGAGGGCGAGTACGAGAACAACGCCGTGGAGATGCCTGACGTGCCAGCGGTGGACGTGGTTTACTCCGTCTATGAATCTGACGGCACCACGCTGATTCGCAAGGCTTACGAATTGTTCCTGCGTGATGACGGTGGCGGCGGTGGCGCTGGCACCGGGGAGATCATAGGTGAGGTGGATACCACGGACGAATTGATCGGCGTGGTGGAGGTGTGCAGCTAATGGAGGGTTCCATGGAAGTATTACGAGTGATCAAGGGCACCGATCGAACGGTGCGGGTAAGCCTGCGGACCTCCAACGGTGCGCCGTATGACCTTTCAAGCGCCTTGACTATCAAGGCTTTGTTTCAAAAGCAGGGAGACAGTGAAAACCTTCTTGAGTTGACGCTGGCTGCTGATGAAATTGAGATCGTTGGCGATGCCAGCCGTGGTCAGGTTGATGTCATTATTGATTCAGCCAATTCCGAGAACCTACGCGCGGGCGAGCGCCTTACCTGGGAACTGGAGATCACCACGCCTGCGACCACGCATGTAGCCAGATTCCCTGAAAGCCTGGACGTAATCGAGAGGCTGGCTGCGACGTAGGGTATAATAGGGGTAACTCCTGTCGAGGGGTTCAATCCAAGATTGCTTCCGCTTGCCACCTCCGCTCTGTGCGGACGGTGGCTTTTATCAATTAGGGGGGAACGCTATGTTCGCACAGACTGTCGTAAGCCTGGACACGCGCAAAAAGATCATCGACATAACGCAACAGCTCCGCGACTGGCTCACGGGAACGGGCCTGCGCAATGGGTTGGTATGCGTGAGTTCCCTGCATACGACCCTTGGCATCAAGGTCTTTGAGAATGAGGCTCTTTTGCTCAAGGACACGAAGAACGCTCTTGAGAAGTTCGCGCCGAAGGATGCCAGCTACCTCCACGATGACATCCATTGCCGGAACGTGCCCATGGACGAGCCGATCAACGGGCACAGCCATATCAAGAGCCTGCTCATGGATTCCAGTGTTACGGTGCCCATGATTGATGGCATTCTGCAGTTAGGAAAATGGCAGAGGGTCATGGTGTTTGAGCTGGACGACGACCGTCCACGTCAACTGATCTTCTGTGCGTTTGGAGAAGCTTAACCTGCGGAGGCCCAATGGAAGTCGCGTTCGTTGCCAACAGTCATGGATACATAGCTCATTTCCTGCCCTTGATTCGGGCGATGCCTGAGATCAAGCCGGTTATCTTCACGCCGCTTAAGGAGACGGCTATCTATGCCCGCGACGTGCTGGGCCTTGAGGCGGTGCATGGCCTGCGTGACGAGCATGTTTGGTCAGGGATAAGGGCCCGCAAGATCAAAAACGTGTTGATCTGTTATCAAAAGATTGCCGGTGATCCTCGCGGGCTCAACACGATCCAGATATTTCACGGCGTGTCATTCAAAGGGCCTGATCTCGCCAACTGGAGCCCTGCGCGTTGGGAGCATGTCCTGGTTCAGGGTGAGCATTTCTGGAAGCCTTACGTGCAGCGATACGCTGAGCACGCGCACAAGATCCATCGCGTGACCTTTGCCCGTGAGAGCCTGTATCGTGACCTTCCACCGTGGGACCAAAGCGGGCCCGTGCTTTACATGCCAACGCACAGAGACAGCGGCCTCGCCAACCTGAGAGCCAACATTGAGCTTGTATGCTCGCTCAGCCAGCGGGTGATGATCAAGCTGCATCCAATCAACCAGCGCACCGAGCCTTTCATGAACAGCCTGCGCAGCCTCTGGCGGACTCATAAAAACGTGGAGTTGATAACGCCAGACAACCCGCTGTACTTCAACTATGACGAATTGTTCAAGCGAAGCAGTTGTCTCATTTCTGACTTTAGCTCCGTGGTGTGCGAGTACACCTTAATGGACAGACCCATTGTCATACTTCGCGGAGGGCCAAACGGCGGGCGTGATCTTCCCAAGGATTTCCGGCATCTGTCGCAGCATCTTTTCCACGTTCCGCCTGACAGGAACCTTGCCAACACCATCAAGCTGGCGAAGTTGAAGTTTCAACCTGGGAGCTATCCCAACCTCTTTATCAAGGACGACTGCACGGAAATCGTGACTAAAATCAGGGAGCTGTTCGTATGAAAACGCACGCCTTGATCCTGGCCGCTGGACGCGGCGAACGCTTTGGAACGGATAAAATGCAGATCTTCATTGAGGGCCAGCGGCCTTGGGAGATAGTCAGGGACAGGCTTTCCATGGTGGTGGACGGCATCACGGTCATGGGCGTTGACGTGCCGGGTGGGGTGACAAGGCGTGAAACCGTGCTTGCTGGATTGGCCACGCTTCCTGATGAGGTGGAGCGTGTTATCATTGCTGAAGGTGCAAGGTTCCTCGTGAGCACAAGCCAATTCTTAGCCATATTGAAGGCCGAGGCGGACGCCGTTGCATACGGTGTTCCCTTGGTCAATTCCGTTTATAACTTCCACCTGAATCAGCCAATCGTCCGCCACGCATCCTATGAGATTCATACGCCACAGGCCTTTAATCATGCCTTCCTGCGAAGGCTCATGAATGAGGACTGCGAGAACTGGGTGAACGATGAGTTCAGCCTTGCCTGCATTCGATATCGTGACCGCTGTGCAGTGCTTCCTGGCGACTGGCGAACGGCGCACAAGCTTACGGTGCGCAGCGATCGGGAGGTCATGGAGGCCCTGCATGAAATCGAGTCCCGCTAAGGTCGTGATCGTTGGCGCTGGCAGTGACATTGCCCGTGAGCTCACCCCGCTGCTTCATGGGTGTACGGTTCGGGCGTTCACAAGCAAGGATCTGGACGTGACAGATCCGGTGAGAATGCACAGAATCAGCATGGAAAAACCTGACATCCTGATCTCATTTGCTGGGGTCATCAGTCCTGAAGCCGTGACGGGCGGATCAATTTCCTCCTGGCACCGACAGATCCAGGTGAACCTCCTGGGCCAATTCAATGTCACGCACGCCGCCTTGCAGGGCAATGCCCGGTGCCGGGTGGTCCTCATAGGCTCAAGCGCGGCTCGCAAGCCGAGGGCTACCTGGAGCGCGTACTGTGCGGCCAAGGCTGGGCTGGTAATGTTCGTGCAATGTCTTGTTGCAGAGGGCGTTGACGCATGGTGTCTCAACATCGGCCGAACGGCAACCAAGATGCGGCGGGGTCTTTTTCCTGATGAGGATCAAAGGACGCTCATGACTCCCGGGCAGGTGGCCCAGGAGATTGTGGCGATTCTTAGTGACCGCCGTGTCGAGCGTGTTTCGTGGGTGTCATGCAATTGACGTTTGGCAGGCGGCGTCACCGGGTTGACAGTATTTCTCAGGGAGCGGCGGAACCTGGGCGAGTGTCACCGGGCTGTCAGGTATCCAGGCCTCAATGAAAATGTCAATCCAGTCCACGAAGGCGTCATCAATGGGCGTTCCGGTTTTCCGGGCTTCCTCCTTGAGGCGGGCAATGAGTTCATCCTTGCGGTCACGCAGCCAGGGGAGGACCACGGCCTTCGCCTTATCAGCGATGGCCTCAATGGTGCCGTTCTTTACCTGCTCCAGGATCCACTTGACGATCATGTTGACGAGCCAGTCCATGACGAAATACCTCACGATGATTTTGAGCATAGGCGTTTCCCTCGCCAGCATGATACCAGCGGGCCAGCCCTGCAGATAGGGTGTCAGGCTTTTGTCAGTCGCCTGCGCAGTGTTCCATGTGAAACCTCAGCCGCGAGCATGACCCCGAGAAGGTGTGAGAACAACAACTGGGCCGCTAGGTTTATCCATCGGACCCGTGTTTTTACGTCCGCGTCCCCGGTCCCCAGGAAGCGGTGCCCCTCCTTTATCTCGCGCTCCAGGCGTGCGATTTCCTTTTCGATGAGGGCAATGTCCGCGGACTTGTCGAGGCGATCAGATACCCGGCCCGTCGGTATGGTTTCGAGAAGCTTTGTTTCCCTCGCGTGCGCAAGTCGGCGCTCCTGGATCTGCGGGCTATCGGCCATGGAGATCTGTTGTGAGGCCCGGTCCATGGCCAGGGCCATGTGCAGGACGATGAAGCCCATGAAGGCCCATTTCGCCAGCCTGAGGGCCCATCCCGCGGGAGTAAGCAGGGCGGCACCGACCAACAGGAGGTCCAGGAGGGCGGCCAAGTAAAGTCCCTCATTCCCGTTGGCATAGAGGGCCCGCTGGGCATAGATCTGGTATCCGGTTGTCAGGATGACCATGAACGCACATACGGCTATGCGTGACCATGCGAGGATTTCTGCAGGGCTCATGTGCTCAGTGGCGGGCGGTGCCACAGTGTTGCGGTGGATGTTGATAACGTCGCCGGTCTGCATGATGGGCTCCAGTGCCAGTTTGATTGCTTCCTCTTCCGTAAGGTTTTTCCTGCGTGCGAGACTGTTCCGGCGTGCGCGGAACCTGTTCCATGTGTCGCCGCCTTCCTGTTTCAATGTTTCGTAGATCCGTGCCTCGTCCTGAGTGAGTGCCATGCGTTGAACTCCGTGTTTCGCTCATGGTTACACGGTGTTCCATTGCCTGAAACAATGTTCCGGCACAATCGGAACTGTTCCGGAACGGGGTGGAACTGTTCCGGTCTAACCCGCCTGGGCTAGTACCTGGGTATCCATCCCGAGCGCAAATGTATCTGCGTCGTTTCCATCAGGAACCAGGGGATACCGCACGATTGGCACTTCATTTCAGCGCCGAAGGAGATTCCATTTCCAACCAGGTGCTGGGAGGTGATGCGCTCTCCCTGCCTTAGCGGCTTAACAAAGCGGGCTATGCTCTTTCGACAAAAGGGATTTGGACATACCACTTCAGCGCCAACCTCGATAAACGGCTTATTGGCTTGGTCGTGGGAATACTGTCTTTTGACTGGTCCTTTGGGAGCCCACGTCATCTCAAACACTCCAGAGCTAGGCAGATTGTGGAGGCAATGCCCGCATAAAGTGACGGGTCCGATGACTGCAGGGCGAAGGCCGTTACCGTGGCTCCGTAGATTCCAAACCGTGCCAGCCTTTCCATGACCTTGGCTTTGAGCCTGCGCTTGCGCTCACTCATGCTGGACTGCGGACTTGTGAACATGGACACGTAAAGGGCCTCTGTCATCGGAATAACCTCCAAAAACCTGGGTTGAATATGGTCATGCGTGAACGGCGTCCACGCTTGTCAGAAGCAGGTCAGGATATTTCGGTCAAGGTTTCAGAATTTATAACCGCCTCCTGCGATCAAAGGCAACAGCTCCTTCAGGATCTTGACGCAGGTAAGGGCGACCTCACTGAGTCCTTGGGCGACGATGGCCAGGGCTGCAGTGACGATCAGGGCTCGCTTGGTTCGTCCCGGTGGCAACAGATTCAGCATCAGGTGGACCCTCTCTTCCCGGTATTTTAACACGGAGCCGTTTCCGGGCCTTGGCCTTGGGGGGTAACAGAATCAGTCGTCTGTCTTTTGAGGACGGATATGGGAAAGGTTAAAAGGCTGGTATCGTTGGAAGGTGAACAGCGAGGGCCAAGGAACCGTTTCATAACTCCTGAGCCTTGAGATTTCAAAGGGGTTCTTTAGGGAACCCCTTCTTTATTTTCAAGGGCGACAACTTCATGACGACCGTAGCCTTGAAGGTGGGCGCGTAGGCCCTCCGTTCAGGAGTCAGGAAGGAAAGCAGGGCGGCCACACAGAGGATACGGATGCTCATTCGGTCATTGCTCCGGCTGCTGATGTTATGAAAAATCCCGGTCACGCGCAATTGCGAGGCCGGGCGTCTGCTTACGGATCTTTGATGATCGTAGAGAAGTCAGGAACCCTGTCAGCTAGGTTCCAGTGGGTTGACCAGGATAATACCATGCTGGCTTTTGATTGTGGAGTCAGGAGGCGGCTGGTTGGGTCCAAACGTGGGCACGCAGAAGGCCACACGATTGACATTCTCATAGGCGGCTCCCACCACATAGCCGTTGTCACAGAAGGGCCTGCGTCCATTGATGTATTCGTAGAGGGCGGCGGCTCCGCGGATATCGTCCCCGGAAAGTCCATTCACTTCCCATAGCCTGTTCATGATTCCGGGCGGCTGATTCAAGGGCTGCTGATAACCGGGTTCAGAGTACGTGTCGGCAAGTCCGAATATATGTCCAAACTCATGAAGGATAATCCTTTCCGCGAGTGGGTCCGTGGGCACGGTGTTGGCGTGTGAAAGGTAGACCTGATTCTGCCCGACGATTGTGTAGGCCCTCGTTACCGTTGGGTCCAGGTAGACCTGCACGGTGCCAGGGCCCGCCTCTGCCCAGACAACGCGCGTTGCGGTGCATGGCCATGCCGGTGCGCTTGCCCAGGCTTTGACGGCGCTCTCCACGGCTCTCCGCACGAACGCGCCTTGCTCGGGTGGAACGTCAGCGCCTGGGAATGCATAGAGCTGGATGGGCAGCGTGCAGCCACGGCGCTCAATGGTCGTGTAGGCTGACCACTGCTTCATGACCTCACGGCCAGGGGTGAACGTCGCATAGTTGAGGGTTGAAGTTTCCTGCGGAGCGCAGGCCAGGAACAGGAGGCAAAGCAGAATGAAAAACATCCTCGACATTTCTTCTCCTTAACGGGTGATTGTGTCGAGGATCTTAGCATGGAAGGGCTCAGGCGTTCACCTCTGGGCCTCGGTAGAGTGCCCGAGCCCTCTGAATCAATTACTTGTCATCCTTCTTGGGCTTCATGACCTGCCCGTGAATCTCCTTCATTGATCCGGTGTGACAGTCCGTGCATTGCGCACCGCCGCCGCCGCCGATCGTGATGTTGCCAACGGAAACGGATCCACTGACAAGGGGTCCACCTGAAGGCGCTGGCTTGGGCGCGGGCGCGGGAGTTCCACCTTTCCGCTCCATGACCCCGGCTGAGGGGTTCACGGCTGGGAACGTGAGAACATCGCTGACGAGGAGTTCACGCGCGGCGTCATAGTTCTCGTCATTTGTGACAAAGAAGGTCGCGCCGGTCCAAAGATTGGCAAGGGTTTCATAGTCGTACTCACGCACGATGTAGATGGTCCCTTCAATCTCCTTGGCGGTCGTGGGGATTGCGCAAGGGCCGGTGCTTACGCACAATTCCAGGCGTTCATCCTTGGGGACGTGGGCAAAGCACGCGCTGGACAGGGCCATGCTTAGCAACAGAAGTTTCACTTTCATATCAGGATTCTCCTTGAGAAGCGGTCCGGTGAATTCCGGACCGTTGCAGGCGTAGTTCGTCGGCATTGCCAGGGCTATAGTTCCGGCAATGCTGCAGGATATCGTGACGCCAGGGCCCGTAGGTCCCGACGCGCTTATTCATTTCAAAGGCTTCCCGTGCTGTATATGAGACGATATACAACGGTGTCAGGAACTCGTACAATTCCGTTATGGGCAGCTTGAGAAAGACGCGGTTGGCGTTAACCAGCACGGCATGGAAGCCGTGACTGGTTTTAATATTTTCGACCCAGGCATGGGCGTATGGAGTGTTATGAACAGGCATACGGCAGATTCCGTGCATCAAGCGATATGGGAAATTGAAATGATAATTCTCAAAGTCCGTGCCAAGGTCATTGACGTGCTCATGAGCTGCGTTCCAAAGAAACTCCAGCGCATCATCGAAGCATTTGCCTGTTGGCTGTAGAGTCTTCCAGTCAATTGTCATGCGTCCTCCAGCCCGTTGAGCAGGACCTCAAGATCGTGCATGGCTGCGATCATCGTGTTGAATTCCTGCGTGGTGATAAAGCCTTCACCGTGCTCCAGGAGTACCCTCTTGAACTCCAGCATGCGCTGCCTTACGAGGTTGATCTTCGCCGGGTCAAGCCTGCAAAAGATCTTGCAGCGAGGGCAGTAATTCTGAGCGATGTCGTGCGCGTGGTAGGTTTTGCTAAGGCAGCGTGGGCAGCTAAAAAACGGGCGCATATCCCCGCCTTTCCGTGGCTTGTCAAACGTGGTTTGGCATTGCCCGCAAACGAAGGCCGGGTCAACGGCATTGGCGACGACCTTCCCGACGAATCGTTTGCAGACGCAGCATCTTTGATACCGCATGTAGGTCATGCGTTGAACCTCGGCGGCTGAAGGGCTGGATGGCCCGTGTAGTCGAAGTCGTAGACGATTTTATGAGGCTTCGGCTCGCGCCTTGTCAACCATCCACTGACGATCAGTTCAGAAAGGAGATAGCTCACCCGCTTGTTGGAGAGGCCCGTGTCGTAGGCAATCTCCTTCATGGTTGGGGAGCGATACTTTCTGATGCATAGGAACACGTAGAGGGATCGAGCCTCAAAGCTCACCGCCTTATCCAGCATGGCCTGTTCAAGGACCTTCCACATTATCTTTCCTCAGCTTGTCATAGACCTTGCGCCTGTTGCCGGTCATCTTGAGTTCAAGGTCCCTGGCCCAGTGTGCAAGCTTGGTATTCAGCTCACTGATATCAGACGCTATGGTTTCCACCGGGCTTTGTTTCAGCATGCGCATGGCATCCTTTCGGCCCGCGACGTAGGCTTGCATGATCAACTCTGCGTTGCGAACGCCGTACTCCATGAGGCTTTGGGCGAAAGCCTTTTGCGCCTCATGGATTCTGGTTTTAAAGCCATCATCCTCATTGGCGAAGCTGGCAAAAATGAGGTTTTGAAATCCCATGAGCCACGCAAGGTCAAACTCATGACGCTGGGCACGATAGCCCGGCATCCTGTAGAGGCTGGCCTTGGCCGCATAGGGGAGGTTCGCCGCCACAATTTCAGGGCGTGGGTTCGACATTTGCGGGCCTTTCATTGAGCAATCTAAGAAGTGAATCAGCGCAGCATACGGCCAGACCCGCGACGGTGTCAGGGGTCTTTTTCAGGTATGACTCATGCGTGAGGAAGGCGGCCATGCAGCGCCCTGCAATCTGTCCACGGAGCAGCTCCTGTTCCTCAATGACCGGGCCCAGCTCATACTGCTCCATGAGTTCATCAGCCAGCCTGCTCTTGAGTATGGCTGACATCTCCACGGTGTAGGATCGTATGCGGCCACGCCCAGGCGCACCGATGTCAGGGAAGTGAGCTTCAATGAGTTCCTGGATAACGGGGTCAACTTCAGGTCCCTGGTGCTGCATGGCTTTCCTCTTCCGTGGTGAGCAGGTCTGAGCGGCGTTGGCGCTCGTGCCCGGTGACAATGATAAAGCGTGACTTGCTATAGCCTTCCCCGTATCGCTGATATCGGCCGTAGGGCTCCACAAGCCAGCGGTCTTTCGTGTAGCTGCGTTCATGCTGTTCGCAGAGCTTCATCCAATTCCAGCCGACGTGCTGGTATTCAAGGCGGGAGAACGGCTTGTGAGCCTTCACTACCTTCGTTGTGCTGTTGCCCTGGTACTTGAGGGGATTACGCTCAGAACGCATG